CCACCGTAGCGGGCCGGCCTGACGGTGGCGGATTGCTCTGCGTCCGCTGCTTCGACAAGCGAGCCGAGCAGCAGGGCATGTTCCTGCGATGGATTCCGCACCATGCGGCCCACGAGCGCAGCGTAGGAACCGCCCCGATAGACGTGGCCATTCGCCGCATCTGCAACGTACTCGACAACGACGAGGGAGCGGCAGAACTCTACGAAGCCGCCTTAGACCTCTACCGCGCCCGCCTCTCCGAAGGGACCGACCGATGAGCGACACCATCGAAGGGACGATCTGTGCAGCGTGCTCGGTATATCGAGGGACGTGCCCTGCTTGCGGCACGTTCTGGATCATCGCGACCGATGGTCTCAAGCAACAACGATGGGGAATGCGTCCGACGAACCCGGGCGTCTACGGGCAAACGACCAGCGCAGCCGCCCCGATTCGGGGGGAGAACGTCGTGCGATTTGTACCGAGGACCGACCGATGAGCACCAACGAGGCAGCGGAGCGGCTGCCTACGACGAAGGCCGGACGGAAGTTGTGGGCGCGCTGGAATACCGAAGCATTGGAGGGAGCGCGTTATGGGTTCTACCTCGACGACATCCTCGCCATCGAAGCCGAGGCGGGGCGCCGAGCGGTGGAATGGATCAGGCGGGCATCGGCAGAGAGGGAGGTCAGTCTCTCTCCAGAGTTGGGCGAGCGCGCTGGTCTCGGCAACATTGCAGCAAATACTAGCCATCGAAGCCCGAGGTCGAGGCTTTGGCAGAGAGGAAGGTAGCGTCGTGAGCGACCAGCCACGAACGAAGGCAGGACGAGAGCTGCTGGATTATCTCGCCATGATGCGTCATGAAGTCAGAACGTGGGATACGGAGGAAGAACTCCGAGATGAAGTAACCGACGACATCCTCGCCATCGAAGCCGACGGGCGCAGCGCAGGAGCCGCCCCGATTGACGTGGGGTCATACCGCGAGGCGCTGCGGGACGTGCTAGCCGAGTTCGACTACTGGGTGTCTGAACCCCGGCCAGCCATCGACGGGGGGACCGTTCGGATACACAACTTCGGCGAAGTCCAGCCGTCGATGGAACGAGCACTAGATGCCGCACGCCGTCTCCTCGATGCCACTCCGTTCATCGAAAGGAGGGAGAGCGATGATCGCATCCGGTGACCGCGTTCACTTCCATGGCGATGGCTGTCCCAACCGAGATACATGCGTGGACGCTCAGGTCAACGCCATCTTCCCGGTTGAGGGTGAGCCTGAGAGCCACATCGACCATGCGGCCTGCTGGTGCCGTCCGGCGAAGACATACACCGATCCCGTCACCGAAACCGAAGTGTGGGTGCACCGCTACGTCCTCGAACACTGGGAGGATGAGGGTGGGCCTGACCCCGAGATGGCCCGCGCCATCGTGAAGATCGAGGCCGAGTCGCGCAGCGCAGGAGCCGCCCCGCTAGACGTGGAGGTGCTGCGGCAGGCTCTATTCGAGCAAGGGTCACACTACTGCGACCCCGGCATGCACAACTGCGCCAAGGCGATCCGTAACGCTTACACCCGCCTTCTCGAAGCCGCTCCGCGATGACTGACCTGCTCACCTTCTCCGAAGTAGCCGGTGGGGTAGGGGAGACATGATCCAGCGCTGCCCGTCTTGCGGCCGTCGGCTCATCCAGGGTGGCCGGCTCACGCCCCGCGAACTCGACGTGCTGGCGGCATGGTGGATGACCGGCACCGTCAAAGGCGCGGCCGCTCAGGCCGGGGTGGGGGAGCAGCGGGCCAAGAACCTGTTGCGGGCGGCCCGGATGCGGAACCGGGTGGCGGACAACGACGAGCTGCTGGAGATGCACTTCGCGTCGGTACGGTCGCTTATGAGTGAGAAAATGTCACCCAACAAAACAGGGAAGGCGGCATAGTTTTGCGGAAGTTGAGCAGTATCAACCGAGCGTATCGAGCACGGTACGCAGGGCGGTACGCACCTAACATAACATACAGAAAGGGCCGGTACGGGGCGGGGTACCACGCTCGATTAGCGGTCCCACCCCCGGCCGGATCGGGGACTCAACCGAACATAACTTTCGCCCCGGAAGTGGGGGAGGCTCGTGTCCATCGTAGCATCCGGCCGCAAGCAGCGGTAGCCCTGGGCCTCGAACGCCTTCGCCTCGGCCTTGGTCAGCATCGCATTCGTCACGAACCCGTCGTCCCTGAACAGCGCGTAGTCGAATCGTCGCGCCATGCCGATAGGGTAGAGCGGGGGAGCAAGTGACCCTCGCCGACCTCATCGCCGAGCACCGCGACCTCCACGCCGCCGACCTCGTCATCCCGCGCCTCGTCTCACGCCAGCCACCCACCACCCTGGACCCCCATACCGGCGTGCTGTACGAGGAACCTGCGGCCCGGACGGGGATGGCGATGAGCGCCCGCCTGTTGCGACGGCTGGGCCATCCCGAGGGATTCGGACAGGTGTTCCCGTGGAGCTCGGCGCTGTGGCGCATGAAGGCCTGGTGCCGCCGTTCGCATCCCCAGCATCGCAGCGCGGAGCGGCCCTACTGGCGCGGCTCGCTGTGCTGGATGGCGGTAAAGCTGGTGGTCGTGGGAGCCGAGGCGGGCTACATCGGCCCCCTCTCACCGTCACGGGCAGCGGGCGTCCTGCGTATCGACCGTATCGAAGAAGTGCTGGCCGGGGCATTCCGCCAGATCGAGTCCGAGATGAACGAGGCACAGGCCCGCGCCGAAAAGCGCGAGGCGATGTTGGAGAAGCACGTGCGGCCCGTCAACGAAGCCCCTATCCCCCAGGAGAGCCACGAGCAGGGGCCGTTCCACAAGGAGGATTGTGGGAAATGCAGGAAGGCGGCGGCATGAAGTACCGGACCATCGTCGCTGATCCGCCGTGGCGCTACAAAACGACGATGGCGGTGACGGGTAATGCTCCCGGCCGCACTCGACAGCATGGGCGCTCAGGAGCGGCGATGGAGTACTCGACCATGACCATCGAGGAAGTCGCGGCGATGCCCGTTGGTGAGTTGGCACACCCTGACGGCGCTCATCTCTACCTATGGACGACAAACACACACGTTGAGCACGCATGGGATGTAGCGCGATCGTGGGGGTTCACTCCCAAGAATCTCCTGACGTGGTGCAAGCGGCCCAAGGGCATGATCGGCTTCGGTGCGTTCAGCCAGTCAACCGAGTTCATCCTGTTCGCTACTAGCGGCAACCGATCAGTCCACAAGGCGCGTCACAACACAACGTGGTTCGAGTGGCCCCGAACCCTTCGGCATAGCGCCAAGCCCGAGGCTCTCCAAGAGCTAATCGAACGCATAAGCCCCGGCCCCTACCTAGAACTGTTCGCCCGCCGCCGTCGCTACGGCTGGGACGTGTGGGGAAACGAGGCTCTGACCGAGCAGGCATCTCAGGCCGAGATGGGACTGACTGCATGAGCAGGGGCCGTACCATAAGGCTGAGTGCAGGAAGTGCAGAAAGGCGGCGGCGTGAGTAACGAGGCGGCGGAGGCATTGCGAAGGCAGATCGAAGGCTGGATCACGAACGACGGTGCCCGCGCTCACGCTGTTGCGAATCTGGAGGACGCTCTGGCCCACGAGCGCAGCGAAGTTGTGGCGCTGAAGGCCGATGAGCACTGGCATCGTGGCCCTGCTGCGTCGTGTTCGATCTGTCGGTCCGGCGTGGTCCACGGGCGCAGCGTCGGTGAAGGGGATGCGGTGCTCGACGTGAACGAAACGGCATGACCGGGGCCCGCAAGCCGTTTGACGTGGTGTATGCTGTCGGTGTAAGACAATGTCTTACGACGTAACCGCATAGCGTCCCACGGACCCTTTCGGACGAATGGGCGGCCGTCCCCCGCTTAGCTGGTCACTATCTGAATCCCTCAACCCGCTTACCCGAGCGGGTTCTTCCGTGTGCCCGGAGAACGTCCCGTGAAGCCTTTCAGCCTGACGTTGGCCGGCGTCGTAATGCTCATCATCCTGGGCATTGTGGCCGCAGTATTCATTGGCAGCGACAACGATCCAGGCGACGAACGCTTCCTGATCCTGATCGGCATCATTGGCACCGCCGTAACGGCCCTATTGGCAGTCGCGCGCTCCGAGGCCAACGCTAACCGTATCGCGGAATCAAACAGGAGCGTTCGCGAGACGGTGGATACCCGTGCCGCCCAGGTGGCGACGCGCGCCGCCCAGGTAGAACGCGTGGCCCTCAGCGACCTGGCCGAAGTCAAGGCCAAGATCGACCACAACACCGAGGTCAGCGAAGAAGCGTTCCGCGCAGCCAACAACTACGCCGAGCGGCTGGCGGAGTCAGAAGCCAAGCTGAATGCCCGGTTCGAGCGGTTGCTGGGTGAGAGCGAGGTCAGCCCCGAAACGACCGAGCAGGTGCAGGACCGCGAGGCCGGCGACATTCGCCGCATACAAGATCGCAAGGCTGGCGTTGTACGGCGCTCCGAACATGGCGATGACGCTTGAACCCCAAGGGAACCGCTAGGGAGCGATTGCGGGCCGAGATAGTCGCGGTCGTCAAGGACGGCCTGAAACGCTATTACCAGGAGTTCCCTGAGCGAGTTGGGGACGAGCGTGCGGCAGACGCGCTGGCTTGGTCGTGGCGCGGCGCCAAGCGGGTGCTGGACGCGATCGACCGCTATGAGATCCGCGACAAGCGCAACGGCGGCACGGCCACCAAGGAGGACGCATGAGCACGCTGGACCCGAGGTTGGATCGCCTCCCCGAGTTCGACGAGCGAAGTCGGCAGTTCCGCGCGGTCGAGGGGATCGAGGACAAGCCCTTCCGCTCGTACACCTGGTCGGTCCCGGTTTCGTTGAACCAAGGTCGTGAAGGGGCATGCGTCGGGTTCGCCTGGGCACACGAGATAGCCGCCCGCCCGTGGCCTGACGCGAACATCACCAACGACTACGCGATCGCCATCTACCGCTGGGCGCAGCAGAACGACCACTTGCCCGGTGAGGATTACGAAGGGACCAGCGTGCTGGCCGGTGCTAAGGCCGTCAGCGAGTGGCTGGACCGGATCCGCGAATATCGCTGGGCGTTCGGCCTTGACGACGTGCGCAGAACGCTCGGCTACCGCGGCCCGCTGGTGCTCGGGCTGAACTGGTACAGCGATATGCGACAAACAGATGCCGACGGATTCGTCCACGCCTCCGGTGAGGTGATTGGCGGGCACGCCATCCTCGCCTACAGCGTCAGCGAAAAGGGTAAGTACGTTCGACTTTGGAACTCTTGGGGACGAGGTTGGGGCCAGGGATCCAGCTGCAAAGTCAGTTTCGACGATCTCGGTCGGCTACTCGACGAACGGGGTGAAGCCTGCATTCCAACGCGGAGGATTTCAGCGACGTGAAGCGGTGTAACGGTTGCGGCGAGACCATGCCGCTGTCCTCGTTCTACCCGCGTCGGGCTCGGGGCTCCGACGCGGTCCAGAGTCGCTGCCGTAACTGTCAGGTGGCCTCGGTCCGTCAGTACCGGGCGAATCACCCCGGCTACCAAGAGCGGGTCAACCGGGCCAACAATCGCCGGATCCGCATGGAGGCGCTCGTCCACTACGGCGGCTCGCCGCCCCGGTGCGCGTGCTGTGGAGTGATGGACCTCGTGTTCTTGGCGCTCGATCACATCCACGGCGGCGGTAATCAGGAGCGACGCTCTCACCCCTCCCGAGCCACCGTCCTGCGCACCCTCAAACGACGTGATTGGCCCGAGCAGTTCCGGGTGCTCTGTCACAACTGCAACTGGGCCGAGGCCAATGGCGGCTGCCCTCATCTGCTCGATGAGCGATCGCCTGAAGCCATCCCGCTACTTAGAAGGAGCGCCTGATGATTGAACTTCTCTTGGCCCTAATCATCGCGCTCACTGGTATAGCGCGAGATGTAGACCCCGGTCTCACCGCCATCGCTGAACGTCGCGCGGCTGAAACTACGACTGACGCGACTTTCAACCACGACAACGCCGATCCGTGCTGCGCCGAAGTGCTCGCCGCCAACTGGAATTCAGACCCAGCAACAGGCGCGGCGGAGCAGTGGCGCGGGTCGCCCGGCCATTGGGCTATCCTAACTGACACGTCTCTGACCCGCATCGGGTGCGGCCACGCTGTCGGTCTGGATGGGCGTCATAACTTCGCGTGCGTCCTTGCGCGAAGCACCACACCACCTTCACCACCACCACCACCCGCGCCCCCTTCGCCATCAACTCCGCCGTTGGTACTCTTGCCCAACACCGCAGCATCACCGTGATCGCGATGCGCTGTGAACTCCACACCTACCATCGGCCGGTTCCGCACGGGCTGCACCGGCACCACGTCATCCCCCTTACCTGGACCAAGACGCTCGGGCTACCCGCCAGCCGCGTCGTGCTCATGTGCGGGACCGGGCACGAAAACCTCCACCGGGATCTCCGCGCCGCACTGCGTGGGCAGTCGTACCGCGCTGGTGGACGGTCGGCCGAACTCATCAACGAGGCAGTTGACTTCTACGACGAGCACCCCGAAGCGCAGGGCACGCTGTGGACGCTCGCGGATCAGCTCGTCAAGGAGGACGCGTGAGCTTCCCTCTGGGCATCCTAGAACTGGTAAAATCTACGGGTGAAACGCTGCACTCGCTGCGAGGCTGAGAAGCCCCTCGCGGCGTTCTCGAAGGCCAGTAGATCAAAGGATGGTCTGCACTGGTGGTGCAAGGAATGCTTCGCTTCCTACTACCGCGCGACGCGGGAGAGGATCCTTGAGCGCAACCGTGAATGGCGTGAAGCCAACCCTGACTATTTCCACAAGAACTATGTCGGTGCTCGGGCGATCCGGTTGGTGAACAACAAGGCGTACTACGAGAAGCACCGCACACGCTTGCTCATGCAGATGCGTGAGTACCGACGGAGCAATCTCCCGAAGTTCCGTATCTATGGCCGTGCGGCGTATGCGCGCAAGGTAGGGGCCCCGGTTGTTGAACACGTATCTCGGTTGAAGGTTCTAGAGATAGTCGACGGTTTGTGTGGTATCTGCCTCACGCTGGTTGATCCATCGAACTTCCACGTTGACCACATCGTTCCGCTTTCGGGCGGCGGCGACCACACCTACGCCAATACGCAGCCGGCGCATCCGGTGTGCAACCTTCGGAAGGGAGCGCGCCAAGCCGCTGCCTAGAGGAGGCTCGGCCTTGGTTTTTCCGACCGACGATATTTACCTCGGCCCAAAGTCCTTCGGGCCGCGGCGTGCCACCGTCGGAATCGTGTGGCACACGACAGAGGTAAGTAGCACATCACGCGCCGCGGCGGTCAGCACCGCCAACTACCAGAAAACCAATCCGGGCAGCTATAACTTTGTGATTTTTGACGGTGGCATCCTGTTGACGGTGCCTTACCTGGAGGCTTCCGGCGGCGTCAACCCGGCAAGCGCGTATTGGGCACCAGGGCGCTATCCGTGGCTCAAGCAGCTTTACTCGGCCGAAGCGTACCGCGACCCCAACGCCTACCTGCTCAACGTGGCCTTCTCGGGCAAGACCTCGTTGGCGAGCCAGATGCCGGCCAACATGATCGACACCGCCGCTCGCCTGACGCTATGGGTCGAGCAGCAGGCGTGGGCCGCCGACGACCTCGTGTTCTCGGGGCACCAGCACTGGCAGACCAACCGCTCCGACCCCTCGGAGTTCACCATCGCCGCTATCCTGGCCCGTTACGCAGAGCTGTCCGCCCAGCCCGCTCCCGAGCCTGTGCCCGTACCAACCCGCGAGGAACGTCTAGCCGCCGAGGTCAACGTGCTGCGCGCAGCCAAGCCCACCGCCGCCCGCAACTGGGCCGACTGGACCAAGCTGACTCAGGAGGCTGACGGCAAGCCCCTGCGCCGCGAGGATCGGCTGGCAGGCGAGGCGATGTACCTGCGGGCAGCGGCGACATGACCTGTAAGTAACCCTTGCACTCACTGAAAGCCTTGCTTACAGCGCCACATGTTGTTGCCCACTAGCGCAACAGCATGGCCCGTCAGCCCCGGCTGCTCCGGGCCACACCACCGATGTATTAGGAGTCGCCCAATGGGAACCCTCACCTCACAAGCCTTTGTCCGCGCCGGTCGTACTCTCGTCGCCGCTCTGATTGCCAGCGCCATTACGGTGCTGCCCCAGGTCATCGGCGTGTTCTCGCTGGACCCCGCCTACACCACCGCGGTCATCGTGGGGCTAACGGCCCTGCTCAATGGACTGGGTAAGCTGATGCGTGAGCCGACCATCGAGGTCAGCGACGTGGTCGCTGCCCGAGCTGCGGTCAGCGCTGCGCCCGGCGTGGAGTCCACTAAGTCCGCACGCATCCCGTTCTAGTCCGGGCTGATGACACGCCGCCCCTTCGAGCTCTACGTCACCGAATCCGGTATCACCTTCCGAGTCGAGATTAGCGAATGCCCCTGCGACTGCGGGACATGCGGTCAGCTGGTGGATGACGGCGGTGAGTGTCTGCTGTGCCGCACCAGTGTTCACGACGCCTCCGACGAATGACAGGATGGGCGATGTTCACCCGCACGGCGCAAGAGGTTCCCGAGCGCGAGAAGCTGGATCCCGAGACCATCCAGCTCTGTCCGCCCCACGACTTCGAGTCGGGCTGGTGCTCACCCCTGGACGCTAAGGACCACGACGACACCGTGCCAGGCCTTTTCTGTCGAGCCTGTGGCTCCATCCGGGCCTTCAAGATTCTCGCCGACTAGGCGCGTGAAAGGCCGACTGGTGTGTGCTACCCCTTCCCCGCTTACGCGACGAGTGTTGGGTCTTGAAACCCGATAGCTGGGCCGTATTCCGAACCTGCTCCAGTCGGCCGTAAAGGAGCATAGCATGAAGTACCAGATCCTCTGCACCGCATGTGATAAGTGCACAAAGGTGCTAGATCAGTCAACGTCTGAGACGGTGCGGCCCTATCTTCACGTCGAGGACCGTGCCTTCTGCAGCGCCATCTGTGCGAGCGAGTTCTACTCCGAGCTCGTCTCCTCCGCCTCTGCCGAAGTCGCCCTCCGACTGTCCCGTTATGCTTCGTCCCTGCCTTGAAGCGGGATGCCCGCAGCTCACCACTTCCACCCGCTGCCCCGCCCACACCAGGGCACGTGACGCACAGCGTGGCACACGACAACAGCGCGGCTATGACGAGGCACACCAACGGGCCCGCCGCTACCTCGCTGCTTCCCTCCCTGCTCCCTGTGGCTATGGCTGCGGTACATGGCTGACACCGGACGGACCATGGGTGGCGGCGCACGTGGTCGACGGAGATGCCGGGTCTCCTCGCATTGCCTCGTGTCGCGGATGCAACGAGCGAGCGAAGCGACGTTGACGTCGTGGCAGATGCGGCTCATCGCATGACCAGGGGGACGGTAAAAGTAGAAGACGCGTAGGACACGAACCCGGCCCCACCTTTCTCGCGTTGTTTACGGGTTCCGAAACGAGGTCTTTATGCCTGGCCCTGCACCTAAGCCGACCCGCCGACGTGCGAACCAGCCGGCTCGCGGCGAGTTCCATGCGAGCGATTCGGTAGGTTGGCAGCACGGCCCGATTCCCGAGCCGCCTGATGGGCTGGTAGCGGAGTCACGCGAGGCCTGGGATCTGTGGTTTCACGCTTGGTTCGCCGCTCATTGGAAGCCGGCCGATGTGCCTGTTCTGCGGCAGACCATCCGCCTGTTCGATGAAGTCGAGCGCGGCCTGACCAAGAAGGCGCAGGACCGAGCGCAGCTTCATACCTGGATGCGGGGTTATGGCATCACCCCCGATGGGCAACTAGCGAACCGCTGGGCTGCGCCCAAGGACGAGGAGGTCACGTCATCGCAACCGAAGCGCCGCCGCGCAGTAGCCGGCGCACGGTACGCCCATCTACAGGTTCTCGGCGACGTGGAGGAACAGCCAGCCTAGGTCTTGAGGTCATCGCGTGGATGGTCGAGATGCTGGGCTTCGAGCCGACCGACGAGCAGGCCCGCATCCTCCTGACCTGGTACGCGGTCGATGATCGCGGCGCGTTCCTGTACCGGCGCGCCATCATCGAGATGGCCAAGGGCTGGGGCAAGTCTCCATTCGCGGCTGCCATTGCCCTGGCCGAGTTCGCCGGTCCCGTCGTGTTCGATGGATGGGATGGCGACGGCAATCCGGTGGGGCGTCCGTGGGAATCACCTTGGATTCAGATCGGCGCGGTGTCGGAGGACCAGACCGACAACACCTACGGCGCGCTGTACTCGATGTTGACCGCCAACAACAACCGCGCCGCCGGGCTGCTCAACATCGACATCGGCCGCACGCGGTTGTACCTGATCGGCAAGCCAGGTGCGGTGCTCGAGCCAGTGACGGCCTCGGCTCCCTCACGAGAGGGCCAGCGGCTCAACTTCGCCGTCCTTGATGAGACGCATCTGTGGACTCCACGCAATGGCGGAGTCAAGCTGGCCGCCACGCTGCGGCGTAATGCCGCCAAGATGGGTGGCCGCACGTTTGAGACTACCAACGCACCGATTCTCGGAGCCAAGTCAGTGGCCGAGCGGTCGAGCGACGAGGCCGAACGGGGATATCGCGGCATCCTGCACTACGCTCGCCGCCCGCCGGTTGAGCCTCAGCCAGAGTGGACCGACGCAGAACTCCGGGCCGCACTGGATGAGACCTATGGCGATGCGCATTGGATTCCCCGCGATCGCATCCTGAGCGAGGTCCGTGACCCTTCCACGACCTGGGATGACGCGCTGCGCTTCTACTTCAACTACCGCACCGCCGGCAGCGGCAGGGTGGTCGACCCGCGTATCTGGGACGCCCTCGCCAAGCCGCAGGACGTGCCCGATCAAACGCTAATCGGAGTCGGCTTCGACGGTTCCATCAGCCGCGACGCCACCGTGCTGCGCGGCTGCACCACCGACGGCTACAGCTTCCTGATCCGGGCGTGGGTGCCGCCCAGGGGCGAGCTGGATTGGGTCATCCCGCGCCTCGAGGTCAAGCAGGTGGTGGCCGAGACGTTCGCTCGCTACCGGGTCGGCAAGATGCTGTGCGACCCGCCCAAGTGGTACAGCGAGATCGAGGAATGGCAGGAGACCTACGGCGCCGAAGTCGTGGAGCCGCTTGATACCAACCAGGCTCGCAGGTTCGCACCAGCCGTGGACCGTTGGCTGACCGCCATCCGTGAGGGAACCCATATCCATGATGGCGACCCGCTGACCGCCGACCACCTACGGGCCGCCCGATTGGAGAAGGTCCGAGACGGTGACTCCGAGGAGGACGGTCGCACCAAGTACGTCATCACCAAGGGTGAAGGCCGTCAGCGCATCGACGCCGCGGTGACCGACGTGTTGGCCTACGAGGCAGCTATGACCATGACCGCGCCCGACGAACCCGAGCCGCCGAACCTGTGGTGATCGACCTGTTCCTGACCGTGGCCGCCTACCTGTGGCTGCACCGTAAAGACATCGCGGAGCTCGTGGGGCTCGCGCTCATCGTCACCGCCGCGGCCCTGTTCAACTCGTTGCTCGGGGTTCTCGTCGCTGGCCTTGCACTGATCCTTGCCGCGAACTACGCTGGCCACTAGCAGAGGAGGAATCCCCGTGCGCTATAACGTCTCGCGCGTCCGATGTGACACCTGTCACAAGGTGCTCGCTGGCGGCTCGACGTGTGACGGCACCCTGGTAGTCGGCTCACGGCTCCGCTTCGAGTTGTCAGAAACGTCCAAGTGGGATTTCTGCAACAGAGAGTGCGGCCTAGCGTTTTTTACCGCCGAGCTAAATAGTGTGCTAGAACGCGACGCCGAGCTGCGACGTGACCCGCCCCTCGAGAGCTACGAGGCTCTCATGCGAAACGCCTACTAGCGAGACGGGGGAGCGATCTCTCTGTAGCCGATCAGCATCCAGCAGAGCTAATACGAGGCGACGCTGATCTGGCGTCAGGTCGCGGAGGCGGACGGTCTTAGGCGGCTTCACTCGGAGCCTCCGGCCAGCCAGCTAGACGGCGAGCCATCTCTGCGGCCCAGCTCTTGCGGGTTTGTGCGTAATCGCTAAACGGAAACCCATACCGATGCAACACACGCTGAACACGGATCGTGCTTACCCCGACCGAGCGTGCGGTTCGGTTCATGTTCCCGTGAACTGAGTACGCCGATAGAATCTCAACTTCTACGTCGCTATCGGCGACAGGTACCCACGGCTCAAGTCCGGCGGCACGGCAAGCCTGCTGCCACGTCCCAAAGTGGTTTACGTAAGTCTGAACGACGGGTAGCCCATAGCGGCGAAGGTCGCTTGAGTACGGTGTGCGCCCTAGCTTTTCGGAGAGTCCCCGCAGGGCCGTGAGTAGTTCCTCTCGCGTGTAGAGGACATGACCGTAGCCCTCAGCCCCAATCATTGTGGCTAGATGGGTGACGGATCCGAAGTGCAAGGCGACGGTGCGTGGACCGATGCCGTATGCACTCAGTCGCCTTTGGGTAAGTCGGGAACCCTTGGCAATCTGTCGTGCGACAGTGAGCGCCTGCTTCAAACACCGCCCGCTTCGGTTCAGATATTCGGGCGATCGAGCGTAGGCGTATGAAGTAGGTCCGCCCTTCGAGCGGTTTGGGTGGTTGCGGATCCGAGTGGCACCCGTGACCCCATCCCTTCCGATGTGGGTAAGCGCGTTCCGAATGCGGACTTGTCTCACTTGCTCACTGACTAACGCCGACGAACTCATCAAGCCGAGTTCGCTGCGGTATTCCGATGCCGAAAGACCGTGCTTTGGCTTGGTGTGAGCGTCGAGACGATGGAACGTACCGCCACAGAGTGCGCACAGCAACTTGCCTGTCTCCGGCTCTTGGAGCACCACGCCGAGAGGATGTCCGGGGACACCGCCTTCGTAGGACTCGAACGGTTCCTTGTAGTCGGCATACCAGAACTCCCCGAGGTCGCCGACCGCGATCTTCTTCACGACTGGCGCGCGACTGCTGCGGTCGTCATTCCTTCTCCTAATCAAATGCCCCGGCCCTGTGGGCTTAGCACAGAGACCGGGGCTAGAAGATGTTACCCGCTAAGCCCAGGTGATTGCAGTGTACCACAGGCGAGATGCGCCCAGCTCACCACCCGCTCCGCCTAGCACGAGGCCATTCCGTGACCATCCTCCGCAACCTGCTGGGCGGCGAGCGCCGATCCGTTGAGAATCCGCTGCTGCCGCTGACCAGCGCCGCTCTGGTCTCGGTGCTGGGCGGCAGTACCACGCACTCCGGCATCTCGGTCACCCAGTCCAACGCGCCGACCAAGTACATCGCCCTGTATCGCGCTATCACGCTCATCGCGGGAGCCATCGCCGGGCTGCCACTGGAGGCGCACCGCGTCGGTCCCCAGCGCAAGCCGTTCCGCTCGCTGCTGCTGGAGAAGCCGCACCCCGAGCTGACGCGCATGGAAGTCTGGGAGTGGCTGTTCTGCTCGTTGCTGTCGGCGGGCCACGCCTTTGCGCTCAAGGGCTACGACGCCAACGACCGCGTGGCGCTGCTGGACCCCATCGCGCCCGCCCGCGTGAAGATCACCCGCGTACCGCGCAGCGAGCGCAACCCGTGGGGCCGCCAGTTCGATATCCGCCGCGATAACGGCGAAATCGCGCACTTTACCCGCAAAGACGTGCTGCATATCCCCGGACCGATGGGCCTGTCGCCGATCGGTGTGGCGGCGCAGAGCATCGGCTCCGCCATAGCTGCCGAGGAGTACACCGGCCGTTTGTGGGCATCGGGCTCGCTGATGAGCGGCGTGCTGCAGACCGACCAGCGCCTGGGCGAGGACGCCGCCAAGAACCTCAAGGCGCGCTGGCAGGAGAAGATCGCGGGCATTGCCCACGCCCACGAGGTGGCGGTACTCGATTCGGGTGCCAAGTACCAGCCCATCAGCATCTCGCCCGCCGACGCGCAGCTCATCGAATCCAAGAAGTTCGGCGTGCTGGAGATCGCGCGCCTGTACGGCATCCCGCCGCATCTGCTGGCGGAGGTCGAGAAGTCCACATCCTGGGGAACCGGGATCGAGCAGCAGGCCATCGGCTTCGTGGTCTTTACGCTGCGCATGTGGCTGACCCGCTTCGAGCAGCGCATCAGCGACGAGTGCCTGCCGCGCGGCGTGGAGGCCCACTTCCACACCGACCCGCTGACCGCAGGCGATGCCAAGACGCGCGCCGAGGCCAACCAGATCAACGTGCAGGGCGGCGTCAAGTCCTTCAACGAGGCGCGCAAAGACGAGGGCCTGCCTCCGCGCGAGGGCGGCGACCGCTTCATGGTGCCGCTGAACATGTCGCTGCTCGAGGAGGACGGAACCCCGCCTGTACTCGCCCTGCCCGAGCCGGAGGAGGACGAGGAGCGTTCGCCCGAGTGGGTCGACGAGGTGCAGCGCGGACTGGAGGGCGTCCAGCAGCGACTCGACGACCTGCCGCGCGAGGCGGTGGTCAACGTCAGCCCGGCGGCGGTCAGCGTGCAGCCCGCCGACATCAACGTCCACCCGGCGGCCATCACCGTCACGCCGCCCGCCGTGGAGTTCAAGGCGTCGGATGTACAGGTCGACGTGCACATCCCCGAACCCAAGGCGCGCACCGTCCGCAAGGCGGTGCAGCGCGATGACTCCGGCCAGATCACCGGCGTAACCGAGACTGAGGAGTAGGCCGTGGCCGTTCAGCCCAAGTTCTCGAACGTGTGCGCCAACGCCGAGGCCGATGCCGTCGGCAACGCGCTCAACTCGGGCTACATAAGAATCCTGGACGGAGCGCAGCCGGCCACCGCCGACACCGCCGTCGGTGCCCAGGTGCTGCTCGCCGAGCTCCGCTTCGGGGCCGACGCCTTCCCTGCCGCAGCCGCCGGGGTCATCACCGCCAACGCCATCACCGCCGACTCCTCGGCCAACGCCACCGGCACCGCAACGTGGGCCCGCATCCTAGCCTCGGACGGCACGACCGTGTGGTTCGACGGCTCGGTCGGTACGTCGGCGGCCAACGTCATCCTCAACACCGTCAGCATCGTGTCGGGCGCGGTCGTGTCCTGCTCGTCTCTAGTCCTCACCGTCTCGAAGGGGTAGCCATGTATCTGAAGCTGGGAAACCCCAAGGCCAAGGAAGCCCTGGCCGAAGGCGTCAACGCCTCTGAGTTCCGTTCGCTGAAAGGCGGGCGCGAAACGCTGGTCAACTTCCCCGACGATTGGACACTGGCGCAGGCCTTCGTGGCGCTGACCGCGCCGAACGGCATCTGGGCCAATCACTCCGATGCGCCCGCCGCGTGGGTGGCATCTGACTCCGAGGGCCTGGCCGCGCTGGCAGCCGAGCACTTCGGTTGCAAGGTACGGAAAGGAGCGCAGTAGACATCAGAGTCGCCGCAGGACGCGATTTCCAGAGCCGAGTCATGGGAGACACGGCAGCCAACGGTACGGGGCTGTACGCTTCGGCGCGCTACCTGGCCGTGACCGAGAACGCGACGGCCCCAGCCGATGCTGATACGGCGTTGGCCGGTGAGCTGACCGCCTTCGGCTTCGCCCGTGCCTCAGCCGCCTACGCGCACACGACCGGCGCCAGCACTTACACCCTGACGCTGACCATGACGTCAACCGACGCCACGACGCGGACCCTTCAGAAGATCGGCGTTCTAAATGCCACCTCTGCCGGAACGCTGGTGTTCTCGACGGCCATCCCGTCACCGCCGACGTTGGTGTCAGGGGACGCTGTCACCTTCACCAACACGGTCTCCTTGTGACTGGAGACGCTGTAACGATCACTAACAGCGGGCTCTGATGTGGCGCGCACGGCGCAAGCCCGCCACTTCAAGCCTGCGGTCATCAGCGGCAGCCTCTATAAGCTGACCACGGTGGCGGGCGCCACCGCCAACAACGCCACCATCGCTCGTTACGCCGCGGGCGGCCTCAGTTCCAGCCGCCGTTTCACGCCGCTGGCCGCGGCGACCGCCGACGTGGCGGTCCCCACCGTGGGCACCGCAGCGGCCAACTTCGGCTGGCGCGACGACGTGGCCGAGAACGCCGCGGACCAGGTGCGCTACGCAGCCGGAACGTGGGGTGCGACCATCCGCTACCGGCGCTCGGGGCAGGCGCTGGAGGTCGATCAGGCCGCCAAGGTCACGGTCATCTTCTACCGCGTCAGCAGCGCAGGCACGTTCGTCGCCGAGCTGGCCCGCGTGACCTCGGCCACCATCACCTACACCGTCACCGTGCAGAGCCTTGCGCTGACCACAGCCTCGATTGGCCCGTTCACCTTCAGTGCCGGCGACAAGGTGCAGGTCGAGGTCTACGTGGTGACTGAGGCGGCTGGCGTGGCCGCTGCACCCACCGTGGCCACCGACCTGTGGCTGACAATCGACGAGAGCAGCACCAGCAGCCGCGTCGGAACACTGCCGACTTACGACATCCTGTACGCCCGCGGCATCGCCGACACGGCGGCGGCCACCGATGCTCTGATAAGGGCCGGCAGCTACGCACGAGCCATCGCAGACACGGCTCCGGCAACCCACGCGGTGACGCGGGCTGCCAGCTTCCCGAGGGCCATCTCCGACAGCGCGCCTGCTACCCATGACGTAACCCGGGCTGGCACCTTCGCCCGCGCCATTCCCGACTCCGCCCCTGCGACCCACGCGCTAACCAGGGTTGGCACTTTCGCCCGTTCGATTCCCGACACGGCGCCAGCTACCCACGCCGTGACCAGGGCCGGCACCTTCGCCCGCGCCCTCGCAGACACGGCACCGGCCACCCACGCAGTGACACGCAGCGTCAGCTTTCCCAGAGCCATCGCCGACTCAGCACCCGCCTCGCATGCGGTAGGACGCAGCGCCGGTATCTTCGCCCGTTCCATCGCGGACAGTGCACCCGCTGTAGACACGCTGGCGCGCCTCATCACCTACGGGCGCTTCATCGACGAGGAGATCGGGACCGTGGCGGTGGACCCGGTGCGAACGGTGGGGCGCCGCATCGCTGGCGTGGCGCGCGACACCGCCGGGACTCCGGTGGCAGGGGCGCTGGTCAAGCTGGTTCGCCAGGCCGATGACCGAGTGGTCCGCAGCATGACCACGCCGGCGGGCGGGGCGTACTCGTTCGACCGCGACATCCTCGACGTGGCCGGTCGGGATGGAGTGGGCTACTACGTCATCAGCTACGTCGATGGCAGCGCGCCGCAGATTCATGGCGTATCGGATCGGGGCCTGCTGCCCGAGCTGATCTGATGCCGAATCCAGACGTCTACCTGCGCAGCCTGGCGCCGCCGTCCGACGTGCTGCTGAGCGAGTCGGCTGCCGAGTCAACCGGCGATGGCGTCACAGGGACGGCCACATTCAGCCAAGCAGCGGCAACGTGGGAATCCACCGCCACTGAGCAGCTCGACGCCACAGCGGCCTTCCTACAGGCTCCAGCGGCATGGGACGCCACCGGCTCCGAGGAGATCGCCGGTACCGCGACCTTCAGCCAAGACGCGGCGACGTGGACGGCCTCCGACCTCCAGCCGGTCAGCGGTACGGCGACGTTCAACCAAGAGGCTGCGACATGGGACGCCAGCGCGACGGCTCCCACGGAGCCTACGGCGCCCGCGGTCAGCGGTGGCAGTTACAACCGTTACGTCAAGTGGCGGACACCCAAGCGGCTCTACAAGCCCAAGCCAAAGGCCAAGGTCAAGCGTCCACCGCAGATCGTGGCGGTCGCCTCGTTCGTTCAGCAGCCCGCCCGATGGCGCGCTGAGATGCACGTCCGGCAGCCGGAGGATTGGCTGCTCGGCATCGGAGATACCGACGAGTCGCTGCTGGCGCTCGTCTAGGAAAGAAGGAGTTACCGAGTCATGGCAACCAAGAACAAGGGGCTGCCGATGCTCGGGGTAGAGCGCCGCTTCATCAGCCTGGCCAGTATCGAGGTACGCGCTGCCACCGAGGAGAACGCCTCTATCGGCTTCAAGGGCCACGCGGCGATGTTCAACAAGCGGACGTGGATCGGCCCCAAGAAGTTCGGCTTTTACGAGGAGGTGCGCGAGGGCGCCTTCACAAAGGCCATCAAAGACTCTGATGTACGCATGCTGCTCAACCACGACCCCAACCTCCTGTTGGCGCGCAACACCAGCGGCACGCTGCGTCTGACCGAGGACGAGACGGGGCTGCGGGTGGATGCCGACATGGCCCCCACCTCGTATGCCAAGGATCTGGCGATCGTCATGGACCGCGGCGACTTGAACCAGATGAGCTTCAGCTTCCTTCCGGTCGAGAAGAAGGAGGAATGGAGCGTCACCGACGCCGGGGACGATGTGCGCACGCTGTCCGAGGTCATTTTGTTTGACGTGTCGCCAGTCACCTTCCCCGCCTACACCGAAACCGATGCGGCCCTTCGCGCCGTGGGCATGGAGCTGCTGATGGAAGCAGCCGACATGTCCGACGAGCACCGCGTGCGCCTCGCCTCGGTCATCAAATCAGGGGTTATGCCCCCCGACCTGGCACCAGTTATACGAGCCGCTGCACAGGCACTCGTGGAGCTGGCGCAGAAGTACGAGCCGGGTACCCCCACTCGTTCCCAGGACGATCCCCTCGCCATCAAGAGCGAGGCCATCCGTCGCCGCATGCGCGGCTATGCAGCCCTCTCGTCTGAGTGGGCAAAGGGAACCTGACATGAACCTTCGACAGTTGCGCGAAAAGCGCGCAACCGTCTGGCAGGAGATGCAGAACGTGTCTGCGCCTGCCGACGATGAAGGCCGCGCGCTCAACGCCGAGGAGGCCCAGCGATGGGAAACCTTCGACACCGAGCTCACCGGCCTGACCCATCAAATCGAGATCGAGGAGAAGCGCGCCGCGCGGTCCAGTGAGGCCTCCGAGACGCACACCGCCCTTGACTCGTCCACCATCAGCGCAGAGGTCACGGTCGAGGATGTCCCCGCCGAGGATCGCTACGCGCAGGCCTGGCGTGCATGGGCGCGCGGGGGCATGGGCGCTCTCGACAGCGAGCAGCGTCAGCAGATGATCAAGCGCTTCGACAGCTCCCCGGAGCTTCGAGCGCAAGGCGTCGGTACCACGACGGCCGGTGGGTTCTTTGTGCCCGCCCAGTTCCGCGACAAGCTCATCGAGCGCCAGGTGTTCCAGGGCTCGGTACGGTCGGTCGCAGAGGTCATCACCACGGATTCGGGCGCAAGCCTGCCGTGGCCGACTCTCGACGACACTGCCAACGTGGGTGCCATCCTCGCGGAGAACACCCAGGTCACCGAGCAGGACGCGGTGGTCGGGCAGGCCAGCCTCGACGTGTTTATGTACACCTCGAAGATGGTCCGCGTGTCCCTCCAGCTCATCAACGATTCGGCCATCGACATCGACGACAAGCTCGGCAGTCTGCTCGCGGCCCGAATCGCCCGCATCCAGAACCAGCACTTCACCACCGGCACGGGCACGGCCCAGCCGGAGGGCATCCAGACCAACGCCACGTCCGGCGTGACGTTGCCAACGGGCAACACCACGACCATCACCTACGACGGCCTGGTGGATCTGGTTCACTCCATCGACCCGGCTTACCGTACCGCCAACGCCATGTTCATGGCGCGCGACTCGGTGCTGGCAGGCCTCCGCAAGCTCAAGGACACGACCGGCCAGCCGCTGTGGCAGCCGTCCTTGCAGGCGGGGCAGCCTGACAGCGTGATCGGCTATCCGATCGTGACCAATCCTGACATGCCGGCCCCGGCCGCCAGCGTCAAGAGCGTTCTGTTCGGCGACTTCAAGCAGGCATACGTCATCCGTGACGTGACGCAGGTGCAGGCGCTTCGGTTGGAGGAGCGGTTCGCCGACTTCTTGCAGGTCGCCTTCCTCCTGTTCCAGAGGTCCGGCGCACGGCCGCAAGATTCCAACGCTTATCGGGCTCTGACCCAGTCAGCGACGTAGACGGCAACTTAGTGGCGGGAACCCATGGCCGGGGGTGTCCTCCTCCCCCGGCCTTCCCATTACAAAGGAGAAACCCACATGGCTGAGAAGGCCATCCCCACCGAGAACAAGACCAACACTGGTGGCGACCACGACCGCGTGGCGATTGCCTCGCGGCTGCCTGACGGCACGCCGCACCAGACCAACGACTTCGAGTTCATCGGCGACCAGCAGGTTGCCATCGACGCTGCCAAGCACCAGCTCCGTGAGCAGGCCGTGTCCGCCAAGGACGTGGAACTGCGCGGGGCCGGAACTGCTGAGGCCGATGCCGATGCGTCGAAGCCCGATCCCGAAGTCCAGAAGCTGATCGACGCTCACGAAGCCGCCGCCAAGTCCGCCGAGGGCAAGGCTGAGGCCGAGGTGAAGTCGCGTAGCAAGGGCTAGTCATGCCCTTGATCCGGGTACTGGTCTCCTACCCCGGAGACCCCCACCCGAGCGGAGCGGTGGTCGAGCTCGAGGCGCGCGAAGCGTCCGAGTTCGTCACCGCTGGCCGCGCAGAGTACATCCGCGAGCCGGGCATCGAGCGCGCCGTGCCGCAGGACGCGATCGAGTCCACCACCCCCCGAAGACGCGGCAAGCGAGGAACCTAAATGGCAGCCGGCATCAGGGCTCTGCATGCTCGGCACTGGCGCCATCCCGTTCGCGGGGCGCGATAGGTATTCGCCTCATCGTAGGGATGGCCGCGTGGACAATGCGTGGCGGCGGCATTTTTCGCAGGTGCGCCGACGCCTCTCAACAGATTGACGCGTTGGGTGACCGGCTCTAGGTGTGTGGGGTTCACGCATAGCGGTACACGGCACAGGTGGTCGAGCTGAAGCCCTGCTGGGATCGGCCCCACTAGAAGTTCATACGCATACCGATGAGCGGAGGTGAACCGGCCTTCCGCCGCTAGGAAGTTGCCGTAGCCCTGGCCGCTGACGGCGCCCGTCCATAGCCAGCATCTATCGGTCTTATTGACTTTCGCCCAGAAGCGCTCAGCGGCTGGGCGCTTGACGCGACCGCGCGATAGGTCTCCATAACGTTCCCATCGGCTCACGTGCATCACGCACATCTCATAGCGACGAGACGCCTTGTCGCATCCGTCTACCGAACAAATCCGCATGCTACCGATGGTAGCACAGATATGGAGGTGTATCATCGCAGCCGGCACATGGTCTTTCCCAAATAGCGCGCGCACCGACCTACTCAACGGCACGTTCGACCTCGACACCGACACGTTTCTGATGGCGTTGTTCCTGTCAACCTCGAACATCGGTGCCGCCTCAACCACCTACGCAGGCGTGACCAACGAGCACGCCAACGCCAACGGCTACACCACGGGCGGCATCTCGATGGGTGCACTGACCCTGGCTGGGACCACGACCGTCACCGTGGACGATCCGGCGGATCTCGTCTGGACCGCCTCGGGCGGCTCGATCACGGCACGCTTCGCTGTCATTTATGAGAGCGGTGGACGGGTGTTGTGCTATGCCTTGCTCGACTCGGCGCCAGCCGACGTCTCTGCCACGACGGGGAACACCCTGACCGTTGCGCTGAACGCAAGCGGAATCTTCACATTGGCATAGGTCAATGTGTTACGCACTCATTGCGACACCTGCACCTGTAGCTAGCGCCGAGAGGGGATAGTCCGTGGCTGACACCAAGATCTCGGCCCTCACCGCCGCCACGGGGGCGGACCGCGCCAACGAGCTGGCGATCAACGAGGCGGGCGCGTCCAAGAAGCTGACACTCGCGCAGCTCCTTGACCTCGAAG